TCATCGCGGTAGGCGTATAAGGAGGAAACATAGATGAATATCATCACCAACAAAAGCGGCAAGATTATCCACCTGGGCAGTATGATGCTGCTTCCAGGCGAAAGCGGTGAGCTGCCGAAAGCCTATGAAAACAATCCTATTGTTTCCTTCCTGGAAGACCGTGGGGCGGTAGAAGTCGCAAGGAAGAACGCGGAATCTGATGAAAAAGTAACTCCATCGGAGGTTCCAACTGAAAAACCATCTCCTGCAGAAATTCCAGCCGGAGAGCCTTCCAACGCAGAAGCCAAAAGGGGAGCCGCGAAAAAATAAGGGGGGAATCGTTATGGAGCTGCTGACACTGCTGCGCACCATCGCCCCTGAGTTTGAGGAGCTGGAGGATACGGTTTTGCAGACCTGGCTTGACCTGACCCAGCCGCTGGTGAGCAAGAGCGCCTTTGGCGCGGCATACGAGCAGGCAGTAGCCTACCTTGCGGCCCACCGGATGAAGATGGCGGGCCTTGGGGAAAGTGGAGCCTTTGGCAGCGCTATCGACCGCGCGGGGGTGACCTCCTACACCGAAGGCTCCACTTCCGTCTCCTTTGGTTCCGGTGCTTCTTCGGCGGCCGCAGCGGATTCATCGCTTACCCAAACCCCGTATGGATTGGAGTACCTGCGCTTGCGGCAGGCAATTATCCCGATCATGGTGAGGAGGGAGAGCAATGGCTAAAAACGATAAGTTGACGGCGGAGGGGAAAAGATTTTTTCGGGAGCTAAAAAAACTTTCGGAAAAACAAGTGCGTGTCGGCGTGCAGGGTGGGAAAAGACACAAGGAAAAAAGCCGCGACGGAAAAGAAAAAGAGGGCGCGGACCTTGTGGACATCGCCATCTGGAATGAGCTGGGAACCGACAGAATACCTGCCCGCCCCTTTTTGGGGCAGACGGTCGACCAGCACGGCGCAGAAATCCAGAAAGCCGCTGCTCAGCTGGTGCAGAAGATCTGCAAGGGCCAGTTGGATGCGCAGTCTGCCCTCAATAATCTTGGTGTTCTGATGGTCGGCTATGTGCAGAACCAGATCTCCGATGGCGACTTTGTTCCGAATGCACCGTCAACCATCAGGCTTAAAGGTTCTGAGCGTCCGCTAATCAATACCAAGCAACTGAGAGGGAGTATCTCCCCTATGGTCTGCAAGAAGGGAGAGTATGACTAATGTTTAAGTCAAAATACATCCTCCGCCGCTTTGGAGAAGCTGACCGCAACGGCTACCGCTCCTACACAGACAGGGTGATACGCCTGAATGTTCAATCCCTCAATGAAAAAGAGCGGGAAGCCCTGCCGGAGGGCCAGCGATCCTCCCGGCGGGTCAAGAGCTTTGGCAGGGATGAGGTGCATACCGTAAACCAACGCACCGGCATCCCGGCAGATTTGCTCTATTACTGCGGGGAGTGGTACGAGTGCGAGCAGGCATCCCTTTGGGCGCATACTCCGCTCGCGCATTGGGAATGCCAGTGGGTTGTCCTGCCGGAAGGCCAGCAACCCGACCCGCCGGAGGTGAGAGCATGATAACCGAACAGGCACAACTGCTGTTTGAGCAGCTGGTCAAAAAGTATTTCGCGGGGGCCGTGGTACGGTGGTGCGAGACCAATCAGGTCAAACCCCCGTACCCCTTCGTGGCCCTCAAATTAACAAACGTTTCGCGATCTGTCCATCCGGACGAATATGGGGACGAGGAAATAAGCCACCAGTATCTTTGCACGGGGCGGGTAACACTCAACCTCTATACCGGCGGCAGAAAACCAACCGCAAAGCCTGGCATGACCTCGCCGCCGCCTCGAAACACGGCGGTGAGTGACCTGCAGGGCTTTCTTCATTTCCTGGGGTCAGATGCCGGCCAGGAATTTTTGGAGGAGCACAATATCAGTATCCTCGAAGAGGGGAATACGCTGGATGTGACCGCCCTCCTCAATGAATCCAAATATGAGTACCGCGCCCAGCAGGAATTTGTGATGAGCTTTGTCGACGGAGCCACCGGACACTCCGGCGTCACCCCGCCAGCAGAGCAGGGAGAGGACAACACCGTCCCATCTCCGAGCGGCGGCGGCACCATCGACCAGGCAGAGGACAGGAGCGGATGGTTTGAGAGCGCGGAAATTACATACGAACATGAAAAGGAGACAGACAATGAGCAATAACCTGAACGATATTGTGGATATCCAAATACAGATTGCGTCTCCGGCAACCTCCCTGAGCGGGTTTGAATCCATCCTGATTGTCGGTTCGGAGCCAGCCTCCAAGACGCTGGAGGATTACAAACCGCTGGGCGTCTACACCTCGCTGGAAGGGGTAAAGGCCGCAGGTTGGGTCGAAGGGGACGCAGTTTACGACGCGGCGGCGGTTGCCTTTTCACAGGCGGTGAAGCCGTCGCAGATCTATGTGGCGGCCAACGTCGTCACCGACGGAAGCGCAGAATCCCTTGGAGACACCCTCGACCGAGCAGCGGCGAATCCGGAGTGGTTTGTCATCTGCCCAGCGGGAGTGGATGAGGAAAAATATGAGGACATCGCCAAGTGGACAGAGGCGCACGAAAAGATGGCCTGCTTTACTGTCACCGAGACTGCGAGCAGCCTGGATGTCGACACCTACATGAACAGCTTTGAGATTTTCAGCCCTGCCAAGGTGGACGCTGACCAGTACATCAACGTCGCCTTTGCGGTCGCCTGCCTGCAGTACGAGCCAGGCAGCGAGACCTGGGCGTTTAAGACCCTCAATGCAGTATCCATCGCGGAGCTGACCGCCACCCAGATGCAGGCGCTGCAGGAGGCCAACATCTCCTACTATGTGGAGTACGGCGGCAAGGCAATCACCCAGGGCGGCAAGACCGTCAGCGGGCAGTGGATAGATGTGATCCGCGTTATGTGGTGGCAGAAATCCGATATGCAAGAACGTATCTATAATTTATTTGTTACCCAGCCAAAGATCCCGTACACCGACAACGGCATCGCGCAGGTGCAAAACCAGATCATTTGTTCTCTCAAGCGCGGCCAGGCGATGGGTGGCATCGCACCGACCGAGTACGATGAGGAAGGCAACGCAATCCCAGGCTACACTGTAACGGTTCCAAGGGCAAGGGATTTGACCCAGGCAGAGCGTGCCAGCCGGCAGCTCAAG